TTTACATCCAGATCGTGATCAATCTTGGAGAGATAAACAAACAGAATTATCTGGTGTAAAAGGTGCAGCCCAAGAATGCGACTGTGATTTTAGTACATCTGGTAATCAGGTTGTTGCGGTTGATATTTTAGAGTTTTATAAACAAACATATATAAAAGACCCAGTTGAAAGACGTGGTAATAATCAAGACATGTGGATATGGTCTTATCCAGATTATAGCAAAAATTATATATTAACCGCAGATTGTGCGAGAGGAGATGGTGGAGATTTTAGTTCATTTCACATATTTGATGTGGAGTCTTTGGAACAAGTGGCTGAATATAAAGGTCAATTAACTACAAAAGATTATGGTAATCTTCTAGTATCAATAGCTACAGAGTACAATAATGCGTTGTTGGTTATAGAAAATAATAACGTTGGTTGGGCAACAATACAACAGGTTGTTGATAGAGGTTATCAAAATACATTTTATAGTGCATCTGATTTGACTATAGTTGATGTTGAAAGAACTTATACAAATAAACTCAACACATCCGATAAGAAGTTGGTACCAGGATTTACTACAACTACTAAAAATAGACCACTGATGGTTAGTAAATTAGAAGCATTTTTCAGAGAAAAAACTATAATAATTCATTCACTACGATTGTACGAAGAATTGAATGTATTTATTTGGAATGGTCCAAAAGCAGAAGCTATGAGAGGTTATAATGATGACTTGGTAATGTCTTTGGCGATTGGATTATGGGTTAGAGATACTGCACTTAAATTGAGAAACGAACAAATACAATATAATAGACAAATGTTGGCCGGAATCAACAAAGTAACCAGTGTACATAATCAAACAATATTAACAAAACCAATTGGTCAAGCATCTGAATCGTGGGACTTTTCTCCAAATGCCAATGTAAACGGCAAAAAAGAAAGCTTAAAATGGTTGTTATAAATACTTATATATATGGCGGTAAAACATGACTGATAAATCATTTCAAGAATTAAAGAATAGATCACTTTTTGCCAGACTTAAACGTCTGTTTAGCAACGACGTAATTGTTAGAAACGTTGGCGGTAAGAAGTTGAAGGTTATAGATACTGATGAAATTCAGTATGCAACTGATCGTAATAGTCTAAGAGATCGTTTTAATCGTCTCAGAACTACGGCATATAATTCGTATACCCGCGACTTTAATCTATCATATCAAAGCAGTCGTATAGAATTATTTCGTGATTATGACTGTGTTGGTCCTGATACAATCATACCTCTACCAGATGGTACTAAACCAACTATAGCTGAACTAACGGAGAGATATAAAGATAAACCCCAAGAAAGATTTTATGTATTTTCATACGATCACGAAACTGACAGTGTAAAATTAGGTAAAGCATATCATCCTAGAAAGAAAGAAGGTGGTCCTAGAAAGTGTTGGAAAGTAATTTTTGACAATGGACAATTCATAATAGGAAGTGCCGGACATCCATTTTTAATGAGAAATGGAGAATATAAAAAATTAGAAGATCTATCAATTGGCGAGTCTGTGATGCCTTTTTATCAAAAAGATTTCTACAACAATGGATATAGAAGTTTGTATAATTTTAGTAAAGGATGGCAAACAGAACATAAAATAGTCGCCGAACAATTTAATCGGGAATTAAGTTCCAACGAAGTTGTTCATCATAAAAATTTTGATAAAACAAACAATCTTCCAGAGAATTTACGTATAATGTTAGATTCTGATCATAGAAAATTTCACGCAGAATTAAATAATAAAATTATTTGGTCGGTTGAAAATAAACAAAATACGTTGGAAAAGATCAAAAATTCAACTGGATATAAAAATAGAAAATTTCACAGATGGAACGGATATCGAGTTGGTATAAACAATCCTTTCTATGGAAAACAACATTCCATTGAATCAAATGATAAAAGATCTAATACTTTAAAAGAAATATTTGTTAATAGAGATCAAACGGAAAAAAACAATCCAAAATATAGAGATGATTTAACAATTGATATATTAAAAATTAAAGCGTTAAATTATTACAAACAACACGGAAAATTAACATCTTGGGGATTAGTTAAAGATTTAAATTGTGATTATTCGGTTCTACAGAATCGTTTGAAGAAAAGTAACACTGATTGGAAATCATTTAAAAATTATATAGAGTCATCTCTTAATCACAAAATTGTTGATATTGAATATATAGGAGAAATAGAAGTTTACGATGTTACTGTTGAAAAGTATCAGAATTTTGCTACGGATTCTTGTTTCGTCCATAATACAATGGATATGGATCCAATCCTTTCATCCGCACTTGACATTTATGCAGACGAATGTACTAGTAAAAATGAATTGGGTGATATCATTTCAGTAAAATCATCAAATGATGATATCAAACAAATATTAAACAATTTGTTTTATGATATCTTGAATATTGAATTCAATCTTTGGAGTTGGACTCGTAGTTTAGCAAAGTATGGTGATTTTTATTTGAGATTACATATTAGTCCAGAATATGGTGTATACATGGTTGAACCTCTCAGTTCATATTATGTAACTCGTTTAGAAAATACACATTTAGAAAACAAGAATTTCGTTAAGTTCCAAGTCAATCTTCCATACGGAAACAAAATGGAAGATTTAGAAAATTATCAAATTGCACATTTTCGCTTGTTAAGCGATAGCAATTTTTTACCATACGGTAAGAGTATGTTGGAAGGTGCTCGTCGTGTATGGAAACAATTAAGTTTGATGGAAGACGCAATGTTGATTCATCGTATTATGCGTGCTCCTGAAAAGAGAATTTTCAAGGTAGATATTGGTAATATTCCACCAAATGAGGTTGATAATCATATGGAACGTATCATCGCGCAGATGAAAAAGACTCCGTATTTGGATCAAGCTACCGGTGATTACAATCTTCGTTTCAATCTACAAAACATGGTAGAAGACTTTTTCTTGCCAGTTCGTGGTGGTGATAGTGGTACCGATATTAGCAATTTGCCAGGTCTTGAATGGACCGGAACAGACGATATCGAATATCTACGTAACAAGTTGATGGCAGCACTCAAAATTCCAAAAGCATTTTTGGGATACGACGAAAGTTTAAGTGGTAAAGCTACATTGGCAGCTGAAGATATCCGTTTTGCTCGTACAATTCAACGTGTTCAACGTATTATTGTTAGTGAATTGAACAAGATTGCTGTTATTCATTTATATTCTCAAGGATATCGTGACGAATCACTTGTTGACTTTACATTAGAATTGACAAATCCATCTACAATCTTTGAAAAAGAAAAGATTGATGTTTGGAAGAGTAAGGTTGAAGTTAGTAAGGACATGCAAGAACAAAAGTTGTTCAGTAAGAAGTGGATTTATGACAACGTATTCAGTATGTCTGATCAAGACATGATTAATCTACAAAAGCAACTTATTGATGATGCTAAAGCAACATATAGATTTAAACAAATTGAAGAAGAAGGAAATGATCCAGCCTTGAATTTCTTGAAATCAAAGGGTGAAGAAACTGATGGAGGTACTGGTGGAGGCGCTGAAACCAGTGGCGGCGGCGCAGAAGCCGATGCATCATCCGCTGGTGGTGCTGAAGCCGGTGGCGGCGGTGCAGAAGCCGATACATCGTCCGCTGGTGCAGCACCAGCGGGTGGCACTCCTCCAATCACAGAAAAGAAAAGAGATCAAACCGGTAGAAAAGATGCTAGCAAATATCCATTTGGAGAAGACCCACTAGGCACTTTAGAAAATAATAGAGATAGTGATTTATCACCAACACACAAGTACAAAAATAAATCTCCATTGTCTATGGAATCTATATCATCTCTAGTTAAAGCATTCAATAGTCACAAAGATATTTTAAAGGAATCTCAAAATAAACCTTCGTTCATGGACGAAAACAACATAAAAGAATAAAGAATAGTATAAATAGTGATTATTTTTAAATTCTATTTATATTTATATTTAATTGGAACTTATGCATAAGAAAGCGAAACATTCAAAGTTTAAGAATAGCGGTATTCTATTCGAACTACTTACCAGACAAATAACGTCTGATATTCTTGCCGGCCGTGATGAATCATTCACGAAAAATCTAATGTTCAGATATTTCAACGAATCAAAAGAACTTGGCAGGGAGTTCCAATTATACAACTTCGTATCATCACAGTCTTCTAAAAATCCTCAAACCGCAGAACGAATTCTTGATGTGGTTTTGCAAACACGTTCCAAAATTGATGCACATAAGTTGAATAAACAAAAATATAACTTGGTTAAAGAAATCAAGGAACAATACAACATCGATGAATTTTTGAAGAATAAGATTCCAAATTATAAATTGCATGCATCGGTTTATAAATTATTTGAGAATCAGAATTTAAATGAAGTTAAGTTTGGAGTAGAAGAATTGGTAGAAGCAAGAGAATGTGTCATTGAAAGTTTAACTAAGGATAAAAAGAGTGATTTACAACCACTAGACATTTATGATAGTCAACCAGCCGAGGTTAGATTGTTAGCGTATAAGTTCCTAATTGAAAACTTCAATAAAAAATATAGTAACTTGCTACCAGATCAAAAGCGTTTGTTGAAAGAATATATTACAAACGTATCTAATACTAACAAATTCACCGAGTTTGTAAATATAGAATACAAGAGGGTTTCTGAGATTTTGAAAGAGTATATTTCATCAATCAATAATAACGAGGTTATTAAGATTAAATTGAATGAAACTATAACTCAACTTTCAAGTAAAAACGTTGTAGGATTGGTTAAAGAAAATCAACTTACATCTCTTTTGACCGCATACGAATTGGTCGAAGAATTGAAAAAAATTCAAAATGAAAAAACTGCTTAAAGAATCGGGTGATCCATTTAGAGACATTGTAAAAAAATACGCTCAATATTACAGAGATAGCGAAATGTCTCGTATTTCTAAACAAGATTACAATGCGTGGTTGCAATCACACGCAGACAAAATTTCACCATCTACCCGTGAAAAAATAAAAAAACAGGTAGATACCCAATTAAAGAAGAAGAATGAAGCTAGCACTACAGCCGGTGTTCCTGGTGTAATGACACCATTTGCATTTAGTTCCAATAAAAAATCTACTGGTAATGTTCGTGCTGCTACACAATTCGGATATAAATTGGCAAAACCTGTTAAAAACAATACTGGTTATGCTTTGGAAAATCAAATGTATAGTGAACCAGCATATGCTAATCCAGCTCAAAACATTGAGCCAATAGATACATACACAGATTCAAATGGGTTAGTACAACACGGAGATCCAGAACTAGATCCGGCATTGGCTGGTCATGAACAAGGAATGCTGCCTGTAACAGAACACGCAATTAGACTTGTTAGACAAATGCGTAAAGAGGGAGTTGGTGGTTTATTGTATAAGTTAAAGAATGAGGCTGATCAACAATCGCCAGCACCAGCACCAGCACCAGCACCAGCACCAGCACAACCTGCTGTTCCAACTCAACCAGTTCCAACAACTCCTAAAGCTCCTGTTGATGTCAATCTTCAATCTTACGATATTCAACCAGATTTTACTGCTTTTGATTCTAAGTTGAAAAATAGTACTGAACAATTAAAGACTGATCTTCAAAAGAAGATTCAAGATTCAATTTTAGATAAAAAGATTGTGGTTCGTGCTAGTAAGGGATATAAACAACCTGAGGCCGATTATACAATTAATGTAACTGGCGTACAAATCGACTATTATTATGATCGTTATGTTATTGTAATTATGGGTCGTGAAGAAAGCAAACAAAAAACTGCTAAATTCTTTGTTAAACCAGGATTTAAGATCAAAATTTTAGGAAGCGCGGATGTCAAACCTAAAGATCAATATCAAATAGCTAAATCTAAAGCATTGGTTGATCCGAATAAACAAACCGCAACTCAATCCGCAAATAGTGTGACATCCGAAGAACCACCCGCAACTGGACAAACCGCTGGTGAAAAACCACCACAATCTCAACCTACAGCTTAATATGAAACAAATTCTAATCGACGTATTACCTTTTGAATTTAAAAGAACATCACTAAACGAATCATTGAAAGATGGCAAACTCCTTGTTAATGGAGTTTTGCAACGTGCTGATGCAAAGAACCAAAATGGACGTGTTTATCCAGAAGATATTTTGAAACGTGAAGCTAACAAATATATGGATAACTTTGTAAAACAACGTCGTGCTATGGGTGAATTGGATCATCCAGAAAGTAGCGTTGTTAACTTAAAGAACGTTAGTCATAATATCGTAGATATGGGTTGGGATGGTAAAGATTTAGTGGGTACTGTAGAAATTCTTCCTACACCAAGTGGTAATATTTTAAGAGATTTACTACAATCAGGTATTCTTTTGGGTATCAGTAGTCGTGGTCTTGGTAGTGTAAAAAAAGACATGCGTGAAAACGCGGATGTTGTACAAGACGATTTTGATTTAATTGCATTCGACTTTGTAAGCAATCCAAGTACTCAAGGTGCATTCATGTATCCACAAGGAAAGATCAATGAAAGTATTGATCAAAAAATAATAATCAATCCATATAGCAATGTAGAAAGATTAATTCACAATATTCTTTCTGAATTGTAAGTTCAAACAATATTTATATTCATATGATCAAGCTAAAACATTTAGTAGAAAACTCCACAGAAGTTGCTTATTCCGCTTTAACAAAAGAGGAGAAAAAGAAGTTATATGAAACAATCAAAGCTTACAATGAATATCGTGGTTCATTAAAGGCATCATCTATCTATGAAACCGCAACCAAAATTATGGAAGCTGTTAATCTAGCCGAACGTTATGCCATTAAAGAATGTAACGAATGGATGGAAGCCAAGATGATCGAACGTGACATGAAGGATGTAAAGAAGATGGCTGGTAAACTATACGAAGAAGCACACAAGATCAAAGGTGTTGAAAAACAACTTGAGATGTTGTACGAAGAAATTGGTTTGAAGTTGGAACGTTATTTTGAAATTGCAGATCCAATTACAGAAGCACCACAATCTTATCAAGTACAAGGTAGACCAGACTCAGTAAGTATCGCTTCTTCAAGAGATATCGATCAAACCAATTAAAATATTCTAGTTGGAATACTATCAATATATTCAATTAATTTATTGAAGGTTTCAAATACGTAACGGCGGGATGTTTCCAAAACATACCCGTCTTCTTCTTTATAGATTTTAATAGTTTGTTTGTGGTCTTCTAGTTCTAGACTTGGGATTTCTACTTCACATGATAGATCATAGTCATCATCCATCTTAAAACCCATATGTCCTAACGTATCAATTTCATTAAATGACCAACCATTTGGATTGTCTATGTCAGCAATTTTATATTTTTGAATTTCTTCAAGTTCATTATTCACGAAGTTTTTCATCTTAATAGAAGTAGGCTTATAATTAAAATTATCATTGTTTCTAAGCTGTTTTAAGAATTTAATATTACTTTTATTAAGTTCCATGTGTTTGCTGAAATTTGGGTTGTAATTATAGGCCATATGAGTTAATTCTATCTATAAAATCGGCTAAGATTTTTGTTTTTTGTGTTCCGCCATCTTCGTCGAATATGCTGCTCAAAGTATAAAATACTTTATCTTTTGGTTCGTCGGAATCATCGGATAGTATTCTAACGAAACAAGCGTAGTTATAAAATCCTTTGTTTTGATTATTGGTCAATTTCTTGAACACAAACTTTTTGGTAGAATCGTTACTTTGTACTTCAGCGGAAACTTCTTTGGTACTTCTTTTATGAACAAAGTTTGTTTTTCCAAATCCAGCAAAGCCACTTTGTTTTGATTGAAATGTTAACAATTCTTTTTCATCAAATGGAACCCCAACGTTTTCTCTCAAAACTTGATCGAAAGGTTTGTCAGTAATTTCTTTTGCTTTACTTAGTGTATATTCAGAACCCTGTGATTCATAGTCTTCTTTTAGTTTTTTAATGATTTCTTTTACTTTTGTGAAATCTTTTACACTACTTGGTTTAATTGTATGAGCCATTTTACGTACTTGTGGGGATACTTTACTTGGTTTAACATCACCTTTTTGGAAGGCTCTTACGAGTCTGAATAGTCTTGCTTGCTTTTCACTTTGTGCTGGCATATACAATAAATATCATTTTTTTTAACATCTTACGATTTTTAATTATATTTATTTATCAAATACATCAATCATTTGATGTCACATCTAAATTAAATCTTCTTTGGAGTTCTTCAATAACTTCACCAAAAAAACAATAAGAAAGGATAGTAATATTATATGAGCGATCTATTAAAGGAAAGTATCGCAGACGCAAAGGCTGTTCGTGAAACAGCAATTGCCAATGCAAAGACCTTTCTTGAGGAAAATTTTGCTAAGAGCATGAAAGAAATGTTCGCAGAAAAACTCAAGGAAGATATGACAGACGAACCATCTGATGAAGACCAAGTTGACGAAAACTTGTCAACTTCAAAGATTGGTGGAGAAAAGGGAAATGTAGCTTCTAAGCAACATCCTGTAAAGCCATCATCATCTGCTGACAAGAGCACAACTGCAGCCGGTAAACAAGAATTCGACGCAAAATTGGAAGAAGAAACTAATATGGACGACGAAGAAGTAACTAGCGAAGAACTAGATGAAATTCTAGCTGAACTTGAAGGTGAAGTCGTTAGTGAAGAAATGGTAGAAGACGGCGAGGTAATGGGTTCTGAATCAGATTCTGATGGTGAAGAAGTAAATCTTGATGAACTTCTAGCTGAATTGGAAATGGAAGAACAAAACGTTGATCCAATGGCCGTTGCACCTCCAGCAGCACCAGTTGCACCAGTTGCGCCAGTTGATCCAATGGCTGCTGTTCCAGCACCAGCTGTTCCAGTAGCTCCAGTTCCTGGCCAAGTTCCATCACCATCTGAAGGTGAAGTAACCTACGAAGAAATGGCAGAAGCTCTAGTAGCTATCAATGAAGAAAACGAAGCATTAAAGAACCAATTGAGTGAACACATAAACACCGTCAAGTATTTGAAGGGTGTGCTCGCAGAAACCAATTTGTTAAATGCTAAGTTGCTATACACCAACAAGTTGTTCAAAGGTAAGTCTCTTACCGAAGATCATAAGTTGAAGATCATTAACACTTTCGACTTGACCAGAAACATCCGTGAAG